GCGTTGCCCACCTGTCAACATCTAATGTTGCCTCTCAGGCAAATTGTTTTGCTTGACGGCAACAGCGCGGGGCGGCACGGTAGGGCATGACATTATCAGAGTGGCTGAAAACAACCGGCACCTCCTGCCGCGCTCTGGCGCAAACGCTGTCTGTCCATCACACACTGGTGTGGCGATGGGCGCGCGGTGAGCGAATGCCGAGCATTGAGCAAGCGCACGCCATAGAAAAAGCTACGCAGGACGCGGTGCCGATCGCATCTTGGCTTCGGACCGCAGCCCCCGCCGAGGTTGCGGCATGAACACCCTTGGCGGTAGCGACACCGCCCACCCAGGCGCCGCAGTCCTCCCTGCGCGCGCGGCGGGGACGTCTCCCCACCCCGCCTCAAACTTGGCCCCTGGCAGCAATGCCGGGGGCTCTTTTCGGAAACGCCACCACACTCCGGAGGGCTTGGCGCGGCTAAGGGAGCTTGCACGCCTAGCGATGCAGAACCCCGAAATTGTCGCCAGGATGCGCGCCGGGATGGAAGCGAAAAACCCATGGCCGGCGCGGCTGGATGAACTGCGGCAATTGGTCGCGTCTGGCGCTTCGCTGTCTGCCATCGCGCGGCGGTTTGGGTGCAACCGGAAAACGTTAAAATTCCGATGCGAACAATATGGAATTGACGCCAAAAGTGTGCGCAATTTCCAGATGGCGGCTGGCGAAGAGGTTTTGCGGGAAATCTATTACCGCGCGGACCTGGGCAGCGCCGATTTGATTGCACAATACAGAGTAGCCCGGCCCAAGGCGACACTTGACGCGCTGCATCAGCACGCGCGGCGACTTGGGCTGCGGCGTCCAGATGATCGTCAGCAAGTCGGCGCTATGGCTGGTTGTAATGGGCGCGTTGTGGCGATGGCATTGCAGCGCACCGCTATGGCAGCACAGGTGCAGGGGTGGCTAGATGACGGCTTGCTCTGCCAGCACATTGTAAACACGCGCGGGGTATCGCATGAGCGACTGCGCCGGATGCAGCGCGAGGGGTTAATTACAATCCCGCCACGCCCGAAAGCCGCGCCGTATGTGCGACCGTCGCGAGCTAAGGCGGTGGTTGCGGTTGCACCGTTGCACAGTCCCGCGCCTCCCAGGTTTGTGCCCATACCAGTGCCCACGCCTGTCGTTCATACCCCACTGCCCGAGCCAGTGGAGGTCATTTCATTCCCGGCGCCATCATTGAACGGCAAAATCTATGCGGGGTTCAATGCGATCCGCCAATGGGCGCAGCGGGCGGGGTTTGATTACGACGGGTCCAACATGGAGCGGGTCAACCGTGTTCGGGCTGCGGCGAATTTGCCGTTGCTGGTGCAGGACGAGGCAACATGAACGACGTTGAAAAACAAGCCGCCTACGAAGCCAAGCGCCGCGGCAGCGTGCCGCCCACAACGCACGCGACGGTCGAATACAGAGTCACCTTCCGCGATGGCACCGAGAAAATCGAGCGGGTCATCGGGTTGTCGGAGATCGTTGCGTATTGGCCTGACGCTGTTCAAATAACCAGATGCGATTGGGGAGGGTTTTACTGATGCAACCGGACTATTCGGACTTTCTCGCCAAGAAGGCGCCGATTGCACACGCCGTCGGCATTGAGCCCGACCCGATGCCGGATCATTTGTTTGACTTCCAGGCCGATTGCGTGCGGTTCGCTCTGCGCCAAGGCCGGGCGGCGATGTTCCTGGATACCGGCCTTGGCAAGACGCGCATCCAGCTTGAATGGTGCAAGCAAACCGCCGCCGCGTCGAACGGGCGGGCGCTGTTGCTGACGCCTCTTGCCGTGGCTAGGCAGATCGAGCGCGAGGGGCTGGCGCTGGGCTACAACGTCCGCGTGATCCGGTCGCAGGACGAAGCACGCGACGGTATCAACATTTGCAACTATGACAGGCTCGCCGCGCTGGATACGATCCAGTTTGGCGCTGTCAGCCTGGACGAAAGCTCAATCCTCAAGAGCTTCATGGGCGCCACCACGCGCGCCCTGATCGCGTCATTCGCCGATCATCGTTTTCGGCTTTGCGCCACAGCCACGCCCGCGCCGAACGATCACATGGAGTTGGGCACGCACTCCGAGTTCCTCGGGGCGATGCAAAATGCCGAGATGCTGTCCCGGTGGTTCATCAATGACACCGCGGCGGCCAGCCAACATTGGCGCGTCAAAGGCCATGCTGTTGAGCCGTTCTGGGATTGGGTGGCATCGTGGTCACGATGTGCGGAAACGCCCGCCGATCTTGGCTATGATGCATCGCGCTTCGCACTGCCGCCGATGAACGTGATCCGACACAAGGCCATCGGGGAAGCGAAGCCGATGGACGGCGCGTTGTTCATCCAAGAGTTGAGCGCCACCAACATCCACGACGTAAAGCGCCAGACTGCCGAAGCCCGCGCCGACGCGGTGGCTGCGCTGGTTCATGCCGATCCTGATGAGCCGTGGCTTATCTGGGTGGATACCGATTACGAGGCGGACGCGGTTCGCAAGCGGATAGCCTCTGTGGTTGAGGTTCGAGGCAGCCATTCCCCGGAGATTAAAGAGGCGCGGCTGCTTGGGTTTGCGTCCGGCGAAGTGAAACACTTACTGACAAAATCCGGCATCGCCGGGATGGGCATGAACTACCAGCACTGCGCCCGGATGGTCTTCGTGGGCCGCAGTTTTAGCTACGAGGCTTGGTATCAAGCTGTGCGGCGTTGCTGGCGGTTCGGCCAGACCCGCCCTGTTGACGTGCACATCATCGTGGCTGAGGGCGAAGAACAGATCGGCCGAGTGATCGACCGCAAGGCCGCCGATCACAACACGATGCGCAGGGCGATGGCGTCGGCCATGGCGCGCGCCCGAGAGACAACGGCTGAAACCAAAGTCCCATACATCCCGACACACACAGCGAGGCTGCCGCAATGGTTGTTTGCTTGAACTCGGCGCACGGCAAGAACTGGACGGCGCTCAACGGCGATAGCTGCGACGTGCTGCCGCAGTTGCCGACCGCCAGTGTCGGCTTCAGCGTCTATTCGCCGCCGTTCGGGGATCTGTTTGTCTACTCCGAGAGCGCCAACGACATGGGCAACAGCGCGAGTGATGCCGAGTTTTTCGAGCATTACTGTTTCCTGATCCGCGAGAAGTTGCGCGTCACCAAGCCGGGCCGTCTGACGGCGGTGCACTGTTCCGATTTGCCCGCGCGCAAGTGGAAAGATGGATACATCGGCACCAAGCCGTTTAGTGACGACATAGCATCGGCGCACATTGAAGCCGGATGGCAGTTTGTGCGGCGCGTGACCATTTGGCGCGATCCTGTGGTGGAGATGACGCGGACGAAGGCGCTGCACCTTCTCTACAAGCAAATCCAGAAGGACAGCACATGCTCATGGCCGGGCACGCCTGACTATCTCTTGCTGTTCCGCGCGCCGGGCGACAACGCCGAGCCGGTTGGCCACAAGCCCGCCGATTTTCCGGTTGATCTCTGGCAAAAGTGGGCAAGTCCGGTCTGGTTTGACATCAATCAGACCGCCGTCTTGAACAATAAGGCCGAGGCGAACAAGTGGATCGGCGATCCGCTGTTCCTTGATGACGCGCGAGAAGATGCCGATGAGCGCCACCTTTGCCCGCTGCAACTGCCGTTGATTGAGCGCGCGCTCACAATGTGGAGCAACCCCGGCGACGTGGTGCTGAGCCCGTTTCTCGGCATCGGCAGCGAAGGCGTGGTTTCCGTCAAGCGCGGGCGGAAATTCATCGGCTGCGAGTTGAAGCCCAGCTATTGGTCGCAGGCTGTCCGCGCACTCAAAGCCGCCGAGCGGGATAGCGTTGACCTGTTCACGTTGGCCGCCGACTGAACGCGCCCGGATGAACTCATTAAGTAATACAGGATGCTAAATGCCCAAAGAGTTGAGAATTGCCGTCACGCTGGAAATCCCCGACGACATCTGGGAGCAGGCTGACGCGCTCTCGGCAGTAAAGCCGATTGTGGAGGCATTTACAGAGGCGGTTAACAAGCTCGGCGGCAAGGTCGAGGCCGAGCTGGTGACGCCGAAGCTGCGCCCGGAGAAGGGCGATTCGGCGGCGCAGTATTTGGCGGCCGGCGGGAAAATGCCATGAGCGCACAGATGGGCGACAATAGCGGCGACGGGCTCGCCGCTGATCGGCTGCGCAGTTTGATCGAGCGCATTGAGCGGCTGGAGGAAGAGCGGAAGGGGCTGGGCTCTGACGTCAAGGACATTTACACCGAGGCAAAATCCGCCGGGTTCGACGCGCCAGTGATGCGCCAACTGATCCGGCTGCGGAAGCAGGAGCCCGCGAAGGTCAAGGAGCATGAGCAGCTTTTGGCCGTCTACCGCAAGGCGCTGGAGTAGGCATGGGCGCGCGCTACACCATCACCATCCCCGGCGTGGCGCGCGGCAAGGGCAGGGCGCGGGC